GGTGTTCCTCAGCGGCAACGCAGCCAAGCCGGGCATCGACTGGTACAGCAACTTCGAGGATCCCGCCTTCTTCCCTGACACCAGCTATACCAAGCTGGTGCGGGACGGCGGCGAAGTGACAGGCTATGCCGTTCTGAGCAACACGCTGGCGGCTTTCATCAACGGAGCCAGCGACGAACGAAATGTGGTGGTGCGGGGCGGTACTCTGGATGAGGACGGCGACGCCCTGTTCCGGGTCAGCAATACCATGATCGGACAGGATGCCGTGGCGCCGGATACCTTCTGCCGCACCGATAAGGAGCCGCTGTTTCTTACGGAGCGGGGTGTGTTCGCTATCACGGCGGAGGAGCTGACCGGCGAGAAATACAGCCAGGAGCGCAGCTACTACATCGGCAGCGCCCTGCGTGCAGCGGCAGGAAAGCGGGAAGCGTCCGCCTGTATCTACGGTGATTTCTACGCGCTGGCGCTGGGTGGCACCATCTACCTGCTGGACTTGCAGCAAAAGACCTATGAGCGTAACAGTCCCTACAGCAGCTATCAATACGAATGCTATTACTGGCCGGGGATTCCGGCTACGGTGCTGTTTTTGGACGGCGACGCCTTGTGCTTCGGCACGGCGGACGGGAGACTGTGCCGCTTCGGCACCAATGTGGACGATGTGACCGGCTACAACGACAACGGAGAGGCCATTGACGCATACTGGGAGACCAGCGATTTTGACGGGAAGATCTTCTTCCACGTGAAGACCTTTACCGGCGTGGCGGTACGGCTGGCAGCGGCGATCAACACCGGCGTGGCGGTCTACGCACAGGTGCGGGGCGTCTGGAAACAGGTGTTCTCCAGCGGGACAAAAGCCCGGTATTTCGATGGGAGCTTCCGCTATATCGATTTCAGCAAATTCACATTTTCCACAGACCGGACGCCCCGGACGCTGTTCGGAAAAATCAAGATCAAGAAAGCGGACAAGGTGCGTTTCCGGCTGCAAAACAACGTACTGAACGAGCCCTTCGGACTGTACGCCTTCGGCTTGCAGTTCAAGGAGCCGGGCGGCAACTATAAGAGATAGCGAGGTGAGAAACCTATGGCGATCACAGATCACAAACTGAAAGACAGCGACATTGCGTCGAAGGGTGTAGTGGCCGCGCCGACGATCCTGAACGGGACGCCGGAGGAGAACAAGAAGGTATTCGACCGGCTAATCCGAGAAGCGTTTCAGGGCGAGTATAACAGCCTGATCGACGCACTGGTGGCGCTGGGGGTCGAGCGATTGATCCAATATGGCAGTGAAAGCATGAAGCACATCCGTTTGAATGCGGACAAGCACATCGAGGTTTCAGCGGATGGCGTGAGCTGGGAGGAGGTTGCCTCCTCCGGTCATCTGATCTACAGCATGGACGGAAGTTTGCTGCCGCAGCGCAGCAGACTGAAATTTGACAACTGCGAAGTGTCGAATGACGAGACCTATACCATCGTACACGGCGTGAAGGGTGAGAAAGGCGATACGGGAGCTACCGGCGCCCAAGGCCCGCAGGGAGTTCAGGGGCAAAAGGGCGACACAGGCTATGCGATCATCCCTGAGGTGGATCAGGATACAGGTCTGATGAGCTTCCGGATAGGCGCCAGCGGCGCGGTTCCTGCGCCCGTCTACGTGCGCGGCCCGCAGGGGCCACAGGGTGTACAGGGCGCACAGGGTGCTCAGGGCGTGCAGGGCTTGCAGGGACTCAAGGGCGATCAGGGGCCGCAGGGAATACGCGGCCCACAAGGCCCGGAGGGCCCGCAGGGCTTGCAGGGCAGGCAAGGGCCAGCCGGTGTGATGGGGCCACAAGGGCCGCGCGGCGAAAAGGGCGAGACAGGCGCGGCGGGCACGGCAGG